GCCTCATTGGTGGGCATCGGCCCGCTGCCCCCGTGCGCGGCGTACTTCTCCACCACAGCCGGCCGCACGGTGTTCGTGATCCAGGGTTCGTCGTAGAGCGGCAACGGCATCTCGGGTTCTCCTCCGCCGATCGCCTTCATGGCGGCGGCACATTCCGGCATCTGCGGGAGTTCGTGGACGTAGCGCAGCTCGCGCCACCCATTCCAATACTCGGTCGGAAGATGCCCGTTCCACACGCACCACTCCGAATGACCGACATAGAGCGCCCACCCGGCCGCGATGGTGTTGGTGAAGTCCTTCGCGACCTGATCGCCCGTGGTATTCATGCCACCGGCGGACGAGCCCGGCCCGGGCGGCTCATTGTTGATCTTCGGCAGCTTCGGGTAGAACGCGTTGTAGGCACTGGGCAGCGCCCATTTGCCCTCGGGCGTCGACGGGTCCACGCCCCGCATCGTATGGATCGTGATTTCATTCGCGCCGGCCCCGTCGCCGCCGTACAGCTCGTCGAACGACGCCTCCATCGCCTCATTGGTGGGCATCGGCCCGCTGCCCCCGTGCGCGGCGTCGGGCGACGACAGCGACAGCCGGAACCCCGGCGGCAGTTTCGATCGCAAGTCGCGGCCCGCGGCGCGCACCTCGTCGGGCGTCCAGCGGTTCACCTTGAATTCGTTCATCATCTCGAACGACCGGATCGCCTCCCAGCGGCCCTGCGAGGCCGAGACGATCCGGTCGTGGAAGCGCCGGCGATCGTCCTCGGTCGGGGTCTGGTTCCGCCCGCCATACACGGTGGCGTGCAGCTGCCAGCCGAGGTCGCCCGCCACGTCAAGCATCTTCTTGTAGCGGTTCTCCCAGTCTTCGCCGATGAACACGCCGGCATCGCGCCAGCAGTCCGGCGAGCCGTGCGACTCGCCCTCGACGGCGAGCATGACGCGGATCACCCGCGGCGCGATGTTCGCGCGCACCCAGTCACGGTTGGCCTTCTCTTCGTCGGGCCATTCCGCGAGCGCCGTCTGCCAACAGAACCACCCGAACGCCAGATCGCACGCGGTCGCCGGCCCGGCATCCGACGGCGTGCCGCTGTCGAAGATCGGCCAGCTCGAGATGTCGATCCAGGTGTTCGACGGGCGCCACTCGTGCTCCGCGGCCGGCACCCAGCACGGCCCGCCGACAAAGTCGGGATGGCCCGCGGCGGACGTGATGACATCGCAGCGATCGCCCGCGGGGACGGCGACGTAATCGAACGACGTGCGCACGCCGTTGGGGAACGTGACGCCGTTCTCGCCCTCGTTTTTCGACAGCAGGCCCCAGCGTTCGCCGGCCGGCAGCGCCGCCACCAGCCGCTGCAGGAATTCGCCGCACGCGGCGGCGGTGTTGTGCTTCAGCAGATGCGGAAACGCCTGATTGACGGACTCGACGACGCCGACATAATTCGGTACGGCCATGGTTCCTTCCTTCTCCCCGGAATGCCCCGATGCTCTGGTGCCTCGCCCTGATCGTCGCCGTCCTCGTCAGTGTCCCACCCGTGCGCGCGTGGCAGCGGCGGCGCCAGATCGCCCGCGCCCGCGGCGCCCGCAGTTCCACCCGCACCATGCCGCCCGTCAGGCAATGAAATACATCGTCTGCAGGTAGACCGACATCGCCCCGGGCGCATACGTCGTCCCCAGTGAATCGCGCAACAGATCCAGCACCAGCGGCGACGATTTCACTTGCGCTAGGCCGGTGCCTGCGACCCCCGCGTAATACGCAAACGGCCCGCCGGCCGGCTGCGTCGGCACCAGCGCCGGGGGGAGCGCGACATACAGCCGCACCGGCGCGCCGGTGATCGTGCCGGTGCTTTCGATCAGCAGCGACACGAACACGGCCTTGCCGATCACGATGTAGCTGTAGGTCGCCGCCGTCACGACCCACGTCGCGCCCGCCGTCGGCGTCGTGAAATTGGCCGCGCTGAACGGCACATTGACCGGAGCGCCGACGGCCCCAGCCGCGCTAATCGCGGCGTCAATCTGGTTGTAGAGCAGCGTCTTTTCGGCGTTGTTGATCACCGTGCCGGTGGTCCCGCTGCCGTCGTCGTCGATCCACGGTGTGCGTGCGATGGGCATCTCTCCCCCTTAGCCGGTCGGATCGGTCCGCGTGCCGAGCCGGCGTAACAAATCCTCAAACGTCACGCGGATCGCGGACGCCTCCACCTCGACGATCGGCAACAGCGACGGGGTGAAGTCGCGGATCGTCACCGACTGGATCGTGAACTGCGCGCTGAGCTGATACGGCGCCGCCAGTAAGTTCACCGTGACCGTGCGGCCCGAGCGCGCATTCAGATCGCGGCAGCGATAGTGAATCCGGATCTGCAGGTCGCGCCGCTGGGCCAGATGCGCCGCGCCCCGCGCGCGGGCCTCCGTCGCCGACAGCCGGCGATCCTGAATCACGTCCTCGATGATCCCGCTATGCACGCCGGCCGTGGCGGAGGTGAACAGCAGCGCCGCCGCCGTCTGCGCCGCGGCATCGTCGACTTGGATCCAGACGTTGACGTCGTCGCCCTTCGGGATCGCATAGACGATCGCGCCGTCGCCGGACGCCGGCACGCCGAGCAGCATCGGGGCGGCGGTGACCGTCGAGTTATAGGCAATCGTGGCGACGATGGCGCCCGGCCCCGTCGCCGGAATCCCGGTGAGCGCGTTCGCCGTCGTGCCGGTGTAGCGGACAACTTGCTGCCCGTTGCCAATGACGGCCCAGCCGCCCGCGGCGCGAAAGGCGGCGGCACTCGCCACGATGATCGTCGTCGAGCCCGCCGGGACCTGGCCCGCGGGCTGGGTTAACCCGGAGAGGTCACTACTCGAGGGGCCGGCGCCGAGCGCGCCATCGGCCAGCGCGTCGAGATAGGTGGTGGTGGCGTTGTCGGCGATCGTCGTCAGCAGCTGCAGCGCCCCGGCGCCCGCGGCCGTGCGGTACACCTTCCGCGCCGTCACGGCCGATGCCCCCAGCGGAATCGCCGACAGTTGGACGCGGTTCGCCAGTGCCGTCGCCGTGGCCGGCGGGGCCGCACCGAGCCCGGCATCGGCCAGCGTGTCCGCGTACGTGGTCGCCGTGTTGTTCGCGATCGTGGTGACCAGCTGCCACGGCTCGAGCACGTTCGTGGGCGTGCGGTAGATCCGCCGGCCCGTGATATCCGGCCCGCCGATCGGGATCTGGGTCAGCGCCACCGTCGCCGCGGCCGACGTGTTGACGGTGGGCGGGGCCGCCCCGAGCGACGCCGTCGCGGTCGTGTCGGTGTAGGTGGTCGCCGTGTTGTTGTTGAGCGTGGTGACGAGGCGATAGCCGGCGCTGTTGGTGCGATACAGGTACCGCTTCGTCACGCCGGCCGGCCCGATCGGAATCTGCGTCACGGGGATCGCGTTGGTGGTCGAGCCGCCGCCGGGCGTGGGATTGGCCGCGATCGATCCGCTGGCGGTGACGTCGAGGACGCTCGTCGTCGTGTTGTTGTTGATCGTGAGCACGCGCCGGAACGCCCCGCCGCCGGCCTGGCGGTACAGGTAGCGCCGGAGGACGCCGGCCGGCCCCGTCGGCACGGTGACGGGGATCGCGTTGGTGGTCACCACCGCCGTGTTCGATCCGGGCGGCGCCACGTGGCCGATGATCGTCGCGTCCGCGATGAGGTCGCCATACTGGGTACTGCCGGCGCCGGGGTTGTTGGCGATCGACGTGAGCAGGCGGAAGCTCGAGACGTTGGCGACTTGCGTCGTGCGATTGCGGCGGTACAGATGCGCCCACGTCACCGCCCCCGACGGGGAGTACGGCACGGTCACCGTGATCGTCGAGGACTTGCCCCCGCCGAGATTCGACGCGAGCGCGTTCACCTGTTCGGACGCGGCGGTCACGGTCGTTTCCAGGCTGTGATCGCTGGCGGACGCCGCGATCGAATACGTGACCGCGTAATCGTACGCGTTCATCACGGTCAGGTCGCCCTGGCCGTTGTTCGGGCCATTCGAGATGGGGCCGGGCGCCCCCGCGTTACCAATCGTGGTGGAGCCCGTCGCGACGCTCCCAGAGGCCGGCCCCGCGGTGGATTCGCCGGTGCTGGTTTCGTGCGTGTGCAGATAGGCAAACAGGCCCGGCTCGATCGCCCCGCCCGTCGTGGGCGCCCCCGGCGTCGGCGGCGTGGTCGGAATCGGCGCGAGTGATTGCTGCACCAGCGTCACGACATTGGACTCTGGGCCGATCGTCGACTGGCCCGACGGCGTACCGAACGTCACCGCGTAGGCAAACGACCCCGGCTCGATCGCGCCGCCGAAGGTGGGGGCCGTCGGCGCCGGGGCGGCCAACACGTCCACGCCGGCCGGCACGACGACGCCGATCGACGGCCCGAGCAGGGTTTCGCCCGTCGCCGTGACGAACGTGACGGCGTAGCCGTGCCACCCGGGATCCGGCCCCGGCCCGGCTTGCAGCGGGCCGATCGCCGGCGGGGTCAGCGGCGGCGCAATGGCGCCCACAACGACAGCCGTCCGCGGGCCGGGCAGCGATTCGCCGCTGGCGGTGACGAACGCCACGGCGTAGTCGTGCGCGCCCGCCGTGACGCCGGCGCCCCCGGTGACCGTGGCGGTCAGCGCGGCCGACGGGGACGCGCCCGGGCCGACGAGCGCGCCGCCGCCGCCCAGCGATCGGCCGGTGTAGCGGATCCGTTGCGGCCCCGCCTTCACCACGCCGCCGGCGTCCTCGTACCAACTGGCCGTGACCACGGGCAACAACGTCTCACCCGGCCGCACGTCGGCATGCGCGATCGAGCCGCCGCCCTCGACATAGACGCGCGTGACCAGCTGACTCCCGTCGCGGTCGACGACCAGATCGGTCAGCGTCGGATGCACGGGGTTCAGCTCGGACGGATCGGTGACGGGTTCGGGATCGCGGTCCGTCCACAGGTGCAGCGCGCGGTGGTAGTCGACGTACCAGTACCCGCCGAGCCGGTTCGCGAGCGCGGTCAGCGCCTGCGGGGCGTCGTGGTCGGTGACGGTGAATTCGTCGAGCACGGGCAGCGCCGGCGCCACCCAGGCGGCGGTGAACCCCGGCGCCCCCAGCGCGAGAATCTCTTGCGCGATCGTCGTCGCCGTCTGCCCGCGCCAGCGGTGCGAGAACACGCGCTGCCGCAGCGCCCACGTCCAATCAATCGCGTGGACGTCGAACACCGCCAGCAGCGGCGACCCCAAGTAGGTATGCGACACGTCGAGGACTTGTCCGGCGAACAGGCGATCGAGACTGTTCCGGCTGCCGAGCGTGATCACGACGTCTTGCCCGACGGTCGGCACGACGCCACGCACACGGAACGTCGCGCGGTTGGGCGCCTCGTTGAGCGCGTCGGTGATCTGCAGGTTGCCGACGACTTTCGCGCCCGTCGTGGGCGCGGTGCCGATCTGGTCGCCGCCGATCGAAATGAACCCGCCCGGCCCGTGATAGTTGGATCGCGTCGCCGCGGAGCGGGCGATGTTCGACAGGGCGTAGAGCGGGACTTTCCACCCGACGGACAGCGGCCAGCCCGCGCGCCCGGCCCCGGAGCGCAACACGCCGGCGCGGGCCGGGGTGATCGCATGCTGGCTGCCGGTGATCGCCATGGCCTACGCGCGCACTCCCGACGAGCGCCAGTCGGCGGCGAGCGCGTCTTTCACGACGGCGGCGATCGCTTGCTTGTCGCCGGCGACGGTGTTCACCGTCACGCTTTGATTGACCGTCGTGCCGCCGCTCGTCGTGGCGCTGCCGCCCATCATCCAGGCGTTCGCCGTGCCGGCATGCGGACTATCCCAGTCGTACCCGTGCTGCGCTTGCCACGCGGTCGGGTTCGTTTGCATCAGGTTCCACTCGGACTCCGACATGGTGTCGGGCTTGACCGGCTTGCCGATCGTGCCGGTCATGGTCCCTTGTCCCTTGCGGACCAGTTCCATCGCCGCCGACCACGACAGCGCCGCCGTCTGCACGGTCGCCGCGGCCGTCTCGACGGTTTCCGCGGCGAACCGCACATCGGCCGACATATCGATCGCCGCCTTGGACGTGGTCTCGAGCGCCGTCGTCGTCGCCGCCAGCGGCGGCAGCGTCTTCGTCATCCCCATCGCGAGGTACGCGTACGGGTCCGTGTTCTTGATGGCGCGCGACCACGTATCCATGTCCTCGAGCGCTTTGGCCTGCGAGTAGAGCGCGACGACGGCCTCCCCGGTGCCTTCGACAAGGCCGGTATTCGCGCTGGTGACCCCGGCGATGCCCTTGGCGGCCGCGCCTGCCTCGGTGGCGACGGCGGTATGCGATGCCGCCGCCTCCCGCAGCGCCGTCTTCGCCGTCCCCGTCCACGTGAGAAATTCACTGCTCCCACTCACCAGATCCTGGTGCGACTTCAGCGTGTTATAGGCTTCGTCTTTCCAGCCCTTGAACGTGTCGGACACGGTCTTCGCGTTGGCCGCCAGCCCGACAAACTGCCCGCCGATGCCCGGGACCTTCGTCGCGGTTTCCGCCAGGAACAGATTGATGTCGGCCAGCCGCCCGCCCATATCGGCCAGGGCGAACAACACGGCATCCACGGGGACGAGCAGCGCCGCCAGCCCGCGCACGCCGTATTCCCCCAACGTGATCAGGTCCGCGGCCAATTCCAGCGTCCAGCGGGCGCCCGTTTCGATCAGGCGGGCGATCCGCTCGACGGCCTGTTCCTTCGTGGTGCCAAACGCGGTGAGCAGGGACGTCCCGAGCGAATCGAGCATGCGCTGCAAGACGCCGGATTCGCGGAGCGCGTCGCTGATACTCGCCTTGAATTCGGCGAATTGTTTCGAGGCGCCGAGCGCGGCATCGACGACGCCCCACAGCTGCTCCCCGAGCGCCTTGACGGCATCGAACGCCAGCGAGAACAGCGCCGACGCCGCGTTCGCCGCAAACGTGCCGATCGCCACGTCCAGCGCGGCATACGCCTTCTCGGTTTGTTTGGCCGACCCCTCGACATCGCCCGTGGCCTTCACGACGTTGCCGAGCGCCGCCACCGCCTCGGTAATGTCGGCGGCGACCTTGATGATCATCCCGGGATTGATGCCCGCCATATCAGCCTCCGAATCCCGTGACGTCGATCGCCGTCTGCACCGCCTCGCCCATCCGGCGCTCGTGGCCCGGTTGCTCCAGCGCGGCCGACGCATACATAAACGGGCGCTTGGTCATGTAGCGCGTCCCGAATTCCAGCCAGAAGCCCACGTTGGGGCGGCCCGCGCGGATCGCGAGCACGACATAGCCGGTGCCGTCGCGGGATGCCTCGTAATGAATGCCCGAGGCCAGCGCCCCGGTGCGTCGCGCGACGCGGCCTTGCGCTTCGCGGACGATCGCGGCGGCCGTGACTTCCGCCGCCGCCTTCGTGCGCGCGGCCATCTCGGTATGCAGCTGCCCCAGCCCGGCCTCGAACGCCGACGTATCGAGTTCAATCGTGAGCATCGCGCCGCCCTTCCTGCACGAGGGCAAAGTCGTGCTCGAGCACCAGATCGGTGAGCGGCGGGTCGGACGTCCGCTGGCCGCGGGCGTCGTACGCCGCCTTCGCCCGCGCATAGGCCCGATACTCGAGGATCGTTTCCAGGAACCCGGCCGGCAGCGCCTGCCACTCGCGCCACGCCGCGGAGGGGAGGCAGTGGAATTCTTCGCAGAGACGGCCGAGCAGATATTCCAGCGGGAACGGCCCATCGCCGTCGAGCGCGCGGTGGAGTGCTAGGTAGCGGTTTTTTTTTCCGCGGCGCCGTTGGGCAAGGTGAGTTCCAAGATGGCGCGGAACAGGTACTCCGCGGCCTCTTCGTCGAGGTCGTCGAGGCGATCGGTTGTCGGCGGTTCCTCGTACGTCCACGCTTTCACGCCTTTCGCGAGCACCGTCGGTCGGTCGTACTGCGGGAACCCGTCCTCCCCGCCGGCCGCCACCGGGGCGGCGTCCTCACGGCCGGCCGTCGCGGCGGCCAGCTCCCGCCCGAAGGCGGCGCCGCCCATCGCGCGCACAAACTCGACGGAGGCCGCGATCCGCGCCTGCCGCGCCGCCGCCAGCGCCTTGCCGCTCAGCTTCTGGATCGTGACGGTGTGCGGCTCGTCGAACGGCAGCGGCACGACGCGCGAGACGTACGACGCGAAGATCCCCATCTACGTCCAGACGCCGGCGCCCGTCGGCTGCACCGTCGCCGTGTATTCCGTGAGCGCGGCATTCTTCGCCGCCACCTCGTAATCCACGAGCCGCGTTTCCACGGTGAACTTCTTGCCGTCGCCGTACGTCACCTCGAGCGTGCGGGTCGCCGCCGACGGCTGACAGTCGGCCGTGGACGGCATGAACACGACATGCGGCCCCGTCGCCGCCGTCGTATCGAACAGGCCCTTGATGGCGATCGCCGGCATCCGGCGCATGCCCGTCGGGGTGTGCTCGAACCATGGATCGCCGAAGCTGTGCGTTTCTTGCGTGAGGTTTTCGATCTTCACGCCGCCGAGTTCGCGCACGTGTTGGGTGACATCCGACAGCGTGCCGCCGGGCGCGGCGTCGTACTGAATGACGACATCGACCGATCCGTATTTGCCAGCCATGCGAGTCTCCTAACTGCGGAAGAGGCCGGCCGCCACGCGAACCGTGCCGGTCCCGGTGATCGTGCCGACGAACTGGGTGTAACGGTTGACCGTGCCGGCCACCGTCACCGCCTGATGATTCGGCGCGGACGTGACGTTCACGAACGTGGCGAGGTCGGTCCACGTACTGCCGTCGGTGGAATGGCGCAGCTTGCCGACGAACCCGGTGATCCCGGTGAGCGCCGTGACTTGCTGCGACGCGGTGCCGCCAGCCGCGGACGCGGCGCCGTTATCGACCGTCGCACTCGTCCACGTCGCCGTCTTGTCCGCGGCCGGCTGAATGACGGCGCCGCCCGCCACGAGCGCGCCGCTGATTTCATAGGTCACATTCGCTTTGGTGAGGCCGCCGAGCACCGCCAGCACCTCATAGCCGGTGGTGAGTGTGCCGGTCGCCTGAAACAGCGTGACGCCATCCGGCGACCACACCAGCGCGCGCGCCGGCAGCGGCATCGGCGACAGCAGCGCGTGCAGCCCGCCCAGCGTCGTATCGAAGTAGGCGCCGTCTTGCGTGACGGTCGCGCGGCGGATCCCGGGCGGGGTCCAGTCGAACCAGCTATCCCCGAGGCCCGTGGTGTCTTCCTGCAGCGCGTCAATTTTCCACGAGAACCCCTTCGGCTTCGCGCCGAGCAGGCTGGTCCCGTTGAGCGTGAGCTGCGTAAATTGCGCCGATCCGGCCTTAGGCATGGTCCCGTCCTGTCACCGTGTCTTCCGCGAATTCATGGCCGCACATGCCGCACACGTCATGCGGCCGGCCGAAGCCGCTCGAGGCGACGCGCGTCGCCGACGCCGCGTGGCACTTCGGGCAATGGTCGTTGTGCCGCCGGACCGCGTGGCCCGCGGGATCGACGAGGCGATCGGCCGGATCCGCCGGGCGTTCGTCGGCGGTCATGCGGCCTCCTGCAGATAGATCCGGGATTCCGCCACCAGCTCGCGCACAGGGACGTTGTTCAGCAGCTCGAAGGGCAGCGTGATCGTCGCGTCGTGCGGCGCGTACGCCGAGAGCCACCCGGCGACGGGCAGCGCGCCCGCGCGTTCGGCCTGGCGCAACAGCCGGATCACTTCCTGAATGATCGCTTGCGCCTCATGCATGCCGGGTTCCGTACTGAACACGTGGACGCGCAGATCCACCTCGAGCAACCACGGCCCCGGCCCCAGCCCGCCGGCCATGCGTTCCGCGGCGAGTTCGTACCACACGAACGGGAACGATTGCGCGCCCTCGGTGATGACCGGCTGATCGACGACGCGCTTGCCGCCGGCGCCAATGGGCGGCGGCGCGGTGAGCGAGGGGACGTTCAGCACCTTGAACACGGCGTCAGCGACGGCATCGAGGGCGGAGTCGGCCATTACTCCAGCTCTCCACACTCGAGCACCAGGAAGCGGTGCGCGTAGGCCGGTTCCGGGTGCGGAAACACGCCGAAGATTTCCAGTTCGCGCGGGGCGGTTTCCTGATAGCGCGTCCAGTGCAGGATCATGTGCGGTTCGAGGCCGGGCCGGTAATGGATCACCGCGCGATAGATGACCGTCGCCGCCGCGGCCCCGCCCACGGCTTGCCGTTCGCTGGCATTCAGCGGTTCGATGTACGCGAACGCGGACCCCGCGGGATACCAGTCGTCGGGTTGGCCGCCCTGGCTGTCACTCGTGAAGGTCACGGTGATCGTGCCGGTCGCCGGCGAGGCGAGGCCGGCCGGGACGGTGTACGAGAACGCATTCGGGCCGGTGACGGTGACCTGCCCCGACGTCGTGTTGTACCCAAGCGGCAGCGCCCCGCGGACCGACGCATAGTCGCCCGACGTCAGCCCGTGCGGCGAACCGGTGACGGCGGAGGCCACGGTGCCGAGCGCGGTGAGCGTCGTCACGGCGATCGCCGGCGGCGTCGTCGACAGGAAATCCACGGGTTCGGTGAGACGGCCGATCGGGAGCGTCGTCGCCATCTACGCCACCGCCCAGGTATGCCAACGGAGCAACTTGCCCCGCACTGATGGCGGCAGGAAACCATCCCCCGAAAACACCGCCGGCGGATCGTCGCCGGGGCGGTGCAGCAGCTCCACGGTTTCGAGAATCGCGGACTTCACATCGAGCGGGACCGTCGTATCCGTCCAGCCGTCGGCCACGGACGCCAGCGCGGCCTTGTCCCCATACTGCAAACAGAGGACGGTCGCCTGATCAATCTCCGACTGGATCAACGTGTCCAGTAACGCGTGGTCGATGCGAAGGTGTTGCTTCGCATGCTCCAGAGTGACCAGGGCCATTACGCCGGCACCTCGTCCTCGTCCTCGACGCGCGCTGGCGGCACGGCCGGGAGAGCAGCCGGGGCGGAAGGCGTCGCCGCCGGCGTCGACCGATCCCGTGCCGCCAGCGCCGATAGCGACGTGTTCTGTACTTGCATGTACGCGGAATCGCCGCCGGCGATCGGGCCGTACCCGTAATACTTGCGCCGGGCCTCGTTGGGCGTCAGCGCCGCGGACCCAATCGCGTCGGCCGCCGCCTTCGTGCGCGTCGCCGTGTCCATCCAATACAGATCGTCGATGTTGAATTCGGTGCCGAGCGGCCGGCCGAGCTCGAGCCCTTCATCGAGCGACAGTTCGATCGCCGTCATCAGCGCCTGCAGGCACTGCGAGTAGAACTGTTGCACCAGCTGTTCGCTGTTGCCGTAGGGCGCGGCGTGCGAACTATCCACCAGCGCCGCCGGCACCTTGAACACGCCGCAGATCGTGTTCGTCGTCCAGCCCAGTTGTTCCACCAGCTGCGAATCCACCGCGGAGGCCCCGGCGGGCGCATAGGTGACGCCGCCGGAGAGGATCGCAATCTTGCCCGTGTTGGTCCCACCGTGCTTGGCATACCAGCTGTCGGCCATCGCGTCCGCGTCCGCCTGCTCGATGGCCGCCGGCACGGTCAAGACGCCCGACGGCCGGCTGCCATTCGCAAAGAACGACGCGCCGCTGTCGGAGATGCTGAGCGCCTGGAGCGCCGCCGTCGCGCACGCATAGATCGGCGAGACGCCGACGAGGGGATGGAACAGCGGGACCATGAGGTCGTGAATGACTTCGCGGGCCGGCACGACAAACCGATCCGTGCCGCTCTGCTCGACGGTGAGGCCGGCGAGCTCGTGGCGCTGGAGCTCGTAGTAAATCGCGCCGTCGGGCGCAATGAGCGGCGTCACCTTCGCCGGGTCCAGGGGATACAGCGCGACGACCACGCCGCGCTGATCCCGTTGCTTGAGAATGAAGGCGTTCCCGTGGAGGAGCTTGGACGCCAGCCACGCCTCGATAAATTTCTGCGTGGTCTGGTAGCGGTTCGGCTTCCGCAGGACGGGGGAGTACGCGGGATTCGCCGTCGGCACCCAGACGTCGGGGTCCGTCTCTTCGACAAGGCGCAGCTGGCACTTGCCAATCGTTTCGGCGATCAGCGTGGCGCAGCTGTAGATCGTCGGGTTGCGGATCGCGCTATCGGCCGGCAGATCCGCGTTGTGCTGCCACGCCCCGCTGTACGGTTCGCGGACGGTGGGCCACCAACTGCGACGCGAGGGTAGCGGCGAGAGGCCCGCCGGTACCTTCGCGATCTGCAGTTCATAGCCCGCGATGGCGACTTTCATCGCCGCCTAACCGTTGCCGCCGTTGCCCTTTTTCGCCGGGGCCGAGGCCGCATCCGCCATCAGCAGCTGACCGCCCGGGATCGTGTAGGTCGCGCCGCTCACGTACCGCGCTGCGCCGCCGATCGCCTTCAGCCAGGTCACAAACCATTCGGCGCGGAGGCCGACGCAGTTGTTCTGCCACAGCGACACAAACACCGTGGTGGCATCGGCCGGATCCATCGGGGCGTCGTTCATCTGCAGCGACGCTTCGCGGCTGACGTCGATGCTGATCCCGCCATCATCGGCATACAGCACGTATTCCGGGATCAGGCCGACGATGGTCGTACCCGCCGCGCCGCTCGTGACGACGCGGATCCCGTTGACGTCGCCGCCGCTGGCGTTCAGGTTCGGGAACAGCGGGGCGCCGGCCGCGTTCTTCTGGAACGACAGCACCAGCGCATTGTTCGGCGACATGATGTACGTGAGGTTCTGGATCGGCAGGTTGATCGTCGTGAACGCGGAGGCGAGCGCGACCAGGTCGCCGAGCGGCCCCGTCGACGTGATCGCCGACGTCCCATTCGTGATCGACGCGGGCGACACGTTGGCCACGGCCGCCTTGGCCGGGTCGATGAACGCGGCATCGACGAACGCCGTAATGCCCGCGATCATGTCGGCGCGCACGATGGTTTCCGCCGACGGACTCGACAGCCGCGCGAGTTCTTCGGTGATGACGATGATGCCGGCCGTCTTGTGGTACGGGACCGTCAACGACGTGAAGGCCAGCTTGGTCACCGGCTTGGGCTTCTGTTCGCCCACCCACCCATAGGTGCCGCCGACGCTCTGTGCCGGGACTTTCGTATTGAACGGCACTTTCCGCAGGCCGGTGATCTTGCCGATCGCCGTGGCGGGCCGCAGGAGTTCGACGAATTCATCGACCACGCGCGGCTGCATGAGCGGCCCGGCCCACGTCGCGTCGGTCGTCGTGCCGGGCGCCACGGCGGCCTTGAGGAAGAGCGCGACTTCCGGCATATCCGGCCAGCGCTGCTCCGCATACATCGCCGCTTCGTGATCGTTGCCGTGCTTCACGACGCGCGCACACGCGGCGCGAATGAACGCGGTGCCGGGCGGCGTGGTGGGCGTGACGCGGATCGCGCTGTACGCCTTCGCCTGCGTGACGGGCGTGGCCGGGACGAGCGGCACGGCGGCGGCCTTGTTGAGTTCGGCGGCGGCCTTGAGGCGGGTGACCTGCCCGTCGATCCCGGCGACCTTGCCGGCCAGCTCGTCGTACTCCGCCTGCTGAATCTCGGTCAGCGTCGTCGTCGGCGAGAACATCTCGGTCATGCGGGCCGCCAGCGGGGCGCGCTCGTTCGTCCAGTGCGTGATTTGCTCGTGAATGGTCGCCACAGGTGTCATCTCCGGGGAAGCGGCTTTGAAGTTCGTGATCGTGGCCCCGGGGTTGGCCGGCACGGTCACCAGGGACAGCTCGAGGAATTCCGTCTTGAGGAAATTGACGCCGCCGTGGGTGTTCGGCGTGATCGCGTTCTGCAACGCGCGGTAGCCCGGGGAGACGGCCTTGAACAGCCGCGCCTTGATGGCCTGCCACGCGCCGTCCACGCGATCCTTGAGCGCCCCGGCGTCGGCAATCCGCGGCAGCGTCGCCGTGAAGGGAATGCCGTCCGCGGTCGGCGTGCCGAAGGTGACTTCGCCGATCGGCAGCTTGTTGTCGTGGCCGAGCAGGAGTGGGACGGGATTCGCGAAGGTCGCGCCGAGCGGATCGATCACATCGCCCGAGCGGTCGGGGCGCGGCGTCGAGGCCCAGCCGGTAATGATGCGCTGGTCGTCGTCGACGGCTTTGATCTGAAAGTCGGTGAGGTCGCCGGTGCGGTCGGTCTGCACGGACGGACACGCTACCGGACGGCCGCCGGGACGGCCTAGCGTCTATCGGGAAATGTCCGGATCCGGCGGTGCCGGCGCCCGGCGCAACGTGTAGCGAATCCACTCCGGCAGGGTCATCCGGTGCGCGCGCGCGTCGGCGTACGCCTTGTCATACAGCGCCGTCGGCAGGGTGATATGCGTGTAGACGGACGCCGCCGGCCGGTTGGACGGGTCCACGGGCGGGCGGCCTTTGGGAGTCGTCATACGGGCGGGCCTCCATACGTGAAGACGCGATAGCTCGGCGGCGGCGTCGCGTGCCGCTCCATCATGTCGATCGCGAGAATCAGCGCCACGACGCCATCAATCCGCTGCGTCGACAGCCGCTTGGACGGCTTCAGGTTCCCGGCGGCGTCGCTTTCCACCGCGACGTTGGACACGTTCCACGACAGGACCGGATCGCCGTCGTGGCGCAGCTGCCGTCCGAGGATCGCTTTCTCGAGCGACTTCGTCGGCGACGACAGCGCGGCGAACCCTTGTCGGATGGGCAGGCAGGTAAACCCGTCTTGCGCCTTCAGCCGTTCGACCAGGTCGGTCGCGTTCCACGGGTCGTAGCCGATCGCGTGGACGTCGTAGCGATCGTCCCACTCGCGCAGCGTCGCCCGGATGGCCTCGTAGTCGATGACGTTGCCCGGGGTGAGCGTGAGACGCCCCTCCGCGGCCCAGCGGTCATACGGCACGCGGTCGCGCCGCATGCGGTCAGCGAGGCCGTCGGCCGGGAGGAAAAAGTGACAGGTGAGGTCATACCCCTCACCGCCCGGGAACACCGCACAGAGCGCCGTGAGGTCCGTCGTGGTCGAGAGGTCCATCCCGACATAGCAGCGCCGGCCCTCGAGCGCGGGGCGCGGCGTGTAGCACGCTTCCCACGCGGGCAGCTGAATCCAGCGGGCGTCTTGTTCCGTCCACTGGTTGAGGTACAGCCGGCGGAACACGTTCTCTTGCGCCGGGATCGCTTGCGCCCGCTTCGCCGCGATCCGCATGTCCTCGAGCGAGCGGAAGTCCCCGAGCGCCGGGTTCGCCTTCCGCCACACGGCCTCTTTGCGCCAGTCGGCATCCGCGGGCGCCTCATAGATGACCGGGAGGAAGGACGGATCGAGGTCCGGGTTCTCGTGGACGCGCTTCCCGTGGCTGTACAGCTCCCACAGGATCGAATGGCGGTCGTAGCCGGCGGTGGAAATCACCAGCATCAAGGGATTCTCCCGGGCGCCCATCGACGTCGACAGCACGTCGTAGAGCTCGCGCGTCGGCGCCGCGTGGAGCTCGTCGTACACCACCATCGACGCATTAAACCCGTGCTTGCTGTACGCCTCCGCACTGATGGCGCGGTAGAACGACCCCGACGGCCGATGCACGATCCGCTTCTGCGAATCGACGATGTCGCACTGCGCGAGCAGGTACGGCTCCTGGCGGATCATCTGCGCGGCCACCGCGAAGCAGAGGCCCGCCTGATCCTTGTCGGCCGCCGCACTGTAGACTTCGGCGCCCTTCTCGCCGTCGCCGAGGAGGCCATACAGCGCGATCGCCGCGGCGAGTTCCGTCTTGCCGTTCTTCCTCGGCAACATCAAGAGCGCCGTGCGGTACTGCCGCCGGCCGTCACGCCGCACGCGAAACAGCTTCCGCACGATGCGCTCTTGCCAGGGGCGCAAGTGGAACGGCTGGCCGGCGAAGGCGCCTTTGGTATGCGTGAGCAGGTTGACGAACTGGACGGCCCGCGGCGTCATTTCCGTTTCGCGAGTTCACGCAGGGCGATGCAGATGAGGACGACGAGCGCGGCCAGGGCGATGAGCGTGCTCACCGCGCCGCAATCACACCATCCCACTTGGTGCCGGCGTCGTCGGCCTTCGGCACGGTGATCCGCGCGCGCGAGACCGGCTCGAGGCCAAACAGCGCGTAATACGGCCGGATCATGGGCGCGAAGTCCTTCTCGAGCTTCATCGCCGCCTCCCACTCGTTCACCGTCTTGAGCACGCTGGCGCGGT